AAATCAGAAGCTATTGAGGTTGTAGAAAAGTCAAAAAAAGGCGAATTTAAGGGTTCTGCTCTTGGTAAAGCTATTGAGCTTGAGATGGCTATAGAGCAGGCTAAACAGTTTGAAGAACAGATAAAGATGTTGTTCTTCCAATCAAACAAGATGGATGTTTGGATGCGTATAGCGGCCAGGGCGCAACAAATGGAAGTTCAAGCTGCCCACGCCGCCAGACGCAGAAAAGAGGCAGAGAAGCGTAGAAAAGAAGAGCTAAATGAGTTATTTATCATTATTATTGGCCTGTTGGTAGCAGTCGGCAGTATTGCTGTTGTAGTATGGGCGGTGTTAGAAACAATGGGTTAAAAATGACTCCTGAGCTGCAAAGGTATTACGAAGATCGTTTCGATTTGTTCTCCCAGAGGGGGTGGATAGATCTAATGGAAGATGTTGACAATATGTTGGCATCGTTAAACAATATCAGTACAATTCCTGATGAGAAGAACTTGCATTTCCGTAAGGGTGAGATTTCGATTCTTACTTGGCTAAAAACCTTGAAAAAGGTCAGCGAAGACGCTTACGAGGATCTGAATGAAAAGAATGTATGAATTTGTCTGCAAATGCGGACAACGCACTGAACGATTAGTTGGTTATGAGACAACTACCGTTGAGTGTGGATGTGGTGGTATCGCCCATCGCGTCATAAGTGCTCCTACCTTTAAACTTGAAGGTTGGTCTGGTCATTTCCCCAGTGAACATGGGCGATTTGAGCGGAAACACATTGAAAAGTTGAAAGCGGAGCAAAAAGCCAACTCATAAGTCACTAGACCGAGTTGAATCTCCTACAACCATTTTGGCAGGAACAATAAATGCTGATTGACCAAGAACCTGAGCCGCTAGGCGAATTGGAAGCCGAACAACAGAAACCAGCACTCCCTGACAAATACAGGGACAAAAGCCTGGATGAAGTCATACGGATGCACCAAGAGGCTGAAAAGCTGATTGGAAAGCAGGCCCAAGAGGTCGGAGAAGTCCGTAAGTTGGCTGACGAGCTTATCAAGCAGAACCTCAGTTCTAAGCAAGAAGCAAAACAGGAAGAACCTGAAGTAGATTTTTTTGAGAACCCTCAAAAGGCAGTTCAAAAAACTATCGAAAATCATCCTGATGTCCTAGCTGCGCGTCAAGCCAGCATGGAACTCAAGAGGATTCAGATTCAGCAGAAGTTAGCTAAAGAGCATCCTGATTATGTTGACATTGTTGGCGATACAGGATTCCAAGATTGGGTGAAAGGCTCGTCCGTTCGCCTCGGTCTTTATGCTAAGGCAGATGCTGAATTTGACTACGATAGCGCCAATGAACTATTGTCTACCTACAAGCAATTGCGTGGTGTCAAGACTAAGCAAGCAGAAGCGTCAAGCGAGCGAGCAAAGACTATGAAGGCCGCGCAAGTTGATGTGGGTGGATCTGGAGAGAGTTCCAAACGAGTCTACCGACGAGCCGACCTGATTCGGCTAAAAATGACAGACCCTGCAAGGTACGAGAGCTTGAGTGATGAGATCATGCAAGCCTATGCTGAAGGGCGAGTCCGGTAAACAACTTTTTTGGAGATTTAATCATGCCTAGTACCGCATTTTCCCCCGCAAACGCTGTAACTGTTACCTCCGCAGCTAATTTCATTCCCGAAATTTGGAGTGATGAGATTATTGCTGCCTTTAAAAAGAACCTCGTTCTGGCGAACCTCGTCAAGCGTATGTCTTTCAAAGGCAAGAAGGGTGACACCGTTAACATCCCCTCCCCTGCCCGTGGCAATGCCTCGGCCAAAGTGGCTACTGATGCTGTTACTCTGATTGCAGAGAGCAACACCAACATTCAAGTGCTTATCAACAAGCACTTTGAGTACAGCCGCCTGATCGAGGACATCGTTGAAGTGCAAGCCTTGACCAGCCTGCGTTCTTTCTACACGGAAGACGCTGGTTACGCTCTGGCTCGTCGTATGGACACCGATCTGGTTCAACTGGGTCGTGCTTTCAACGGCGCAACCATCGGCACGAACGACTACGCTACCTCGGCTGCATCGACCAAAGCCTTTATCGGCTCTGACGGTACGACTGCCTACAATAGCTCGACCTCAAACGCTGCTGCTCTGACCGATGCTGCTATTCGTCGCACGATCCAGCGTCTGGACGACAACGACATCCCTATGGATGGCCGTTTCTTCCTGATTCCTCCGTCGAGCCGTAATACCCTGATGGGTCTGGCCCGTTACACCGAGCAAGCATTCGTCGGCAACGGCGATGCTATCCGCAATGGTGAGATCGGTCAGTTGTACGGTATGGCTGTGTTCGCTTCGTCCAACGCCGATACTGGCGCTGGCAACAGCGGCGCTGACCGTATCTGCCTGATGGGTCATCGTGACGCGATGGTTCTGGTGGAGCAGTTGGGCATCCGTTCGCAGACTCAGTACAAGCAAGAGTACCTGGGCACCTTGTTCACCGCTGACACGATCTACGGTGTGAAGGCTCTGCGTACCAACGCTACCAGCACTGCTGCTGACGCTTCTGCTGCGTTTGCTCTGGCAGTTCCGGCCTAATGCAGTTGTCCCCTCCCCTTCGGGGGAGGGATCTTTTTCTATAGGAGATTGAAATGGCTGCTGCAACCGCTGTTGTATCCCGTCGAGGGAATGACCAATTCCGGGGCTTGTTCTCGGATACTTGGGAAGTTTCTTGCACTCTTGATGCTGGCGCTGTTGGCGCTGGGGCAACTGACACCGATACGGTGACGGTTCCTGGCGTTGCGCTGGGTGATGTAGTTATCGGTTTTTCGCATGGTGTCAGCGAGGCTGGTCTGGTCAAACGGGCTTATGTCTCTGCTGCCAACACGGTGACTATCGTTACCTACAACCCGACTGCTGGATCTGTAAATCTGGCATCAACCACTGTTACGCTCATTATCGGGCGCGCTGTGTAAAGGACGGGGGGCCACAAGCCCCCTGTTTTTTTGGAGATTTAAATGGCTACCTATCGTTGTTTGGTAAGTGGTAATACGGTAACGTTCACTTACACTCATGACATTGAGTCCATGAAGGGCCACGCTGGTTACATTCGTATTGATGAGCCGGAGCCAAAAGAGGAAGAAGAGCGTCCACTTCCTATGACCGCACCGGTCAAAAAGCCTGGACGGCCACCTAAACCCAAAGGAGATTGAACATGTACGGTAAAGCTCCCAAGATGGACAAAAAGCCTGGGAAAAAGATGGGTATGCCCGTAGCCATTATGGTTGCTGTTGGTAAACCCAAACCGCTGCCCAAGCGCGGTCAACGCGCAATGACCAACAAGATGACTCGGGGCAAGAAATGAAAAAGACCAAGGCTGAGAAGAAAATCAGCAAGGTCATGCGCGAGTACAAGGCTGGCACTTTGCACTCTGGCAAAGGTGGCCCCGTTGTAAAGAGTTCTAAACAAGCGGTGGCTATTGCTCTATCTGAGGCCGGGAAAGCTCGGAAGAAGAAGTGAAAAAGTCTACCGTCAACGCTGCTGGCAACTACACCAAGCCAACCATGCGGAAACGGCTGTTTGAGAAGATCAAGGCTGGCTCTAAGGGTGGCGATCCTGGCGAATGGTCAGCCAGGAAAGCCCAACTGTTGGCTATGGAATACAAAAAGGCTGGTGGGGGGTATAAGTCATGAGCAAAAATGCAACGCATTACCTGCCAAACGGGAAGGTTTACACCGGCCCAACGCACAAATCTGGCAGTGTACTGATGACAGGAGCCAAACACACGGCTCAGAGCAAAGTTTTAACCCATACGCCGCCTAAAAAGGTCAAGAAATGAAGGCCTCTCAGCAATCCCTGAAAGACTGGACCGCTCAGAAGTGGAGGACATCTGATGGGAAGCCTTCAAAGGGTCGTAAACGGTATTTACCAGAGTCTGCTTGGGAGGCTCTCACCCCGGCAGAAAAGGCGGCTACAAACCGTTCTAAGGCGGCTGGGAATCGTAAAGGGAAACAATTCGTAAAGCAACCGGCTGCAATCGCTCAAAAAACAGCCAAATATCGTTGAGGTAAGCATGAAAACTCCCGTTTGGCAACGAAAAGCCGGTCAAAACCCTAAAGGCGGCTTGAATGCCAAGGGTAGAGAGTCTTATAATCAAGCAACTGGCGGGAATCTCAAAGCTCCCGTTAAATCAGGCGACAACCCTAGACGGGCCTCCTTTCTAGCGCGTATGGGCAATATGCCCGGGCCTGAATACAAAGATGGCGAACCCACTCGCCTTCTGTTGTCCCTCCGAGCCTGGGGCGCATCGTCCAAAGCAGATGCAAGAGCTAAAGCCAAGGCTATATCAGCGAGGAACAAGAAGTGAGGCCAGTCTCAGTTGGCGTAAGTTTAACTGCCGCTACAACTACAACGCTGTACACAGTGCCGACCGGCTATTACGCTAGGTGTGTCCTTCTTCACGCATCGAACAATGCTGGTGCAAACAAGCACATAAGTTTTAGTTGGTACGATGCAAGTGCAGCGACTACCATACCAATCACGACTGAATACACACTAACTGCTAAATCAACGCTTGCAGAGATTGATGTTAATCAATACATTGTTTTAGAAGAAGGTGACTACATCACTGCGTTATCAGAATCTGGCTCGACTATTTCTGTTATCGCAACCTTTGAACAAATAGGATTGACACGGCAATGACCTATCTTGAACTTGTCAATGATGTCTTGATTCGCTTACGGGAAACGCAGGTTTCAACCGTAACGGAAACGAACTACTCTACGCTGATTGGCAAGTTTGTCAACGATGCCAAGCGTCAGATCGAGGATGCTTATGCGTGGAATGTCTTGGGTACTACGCTGACCTTCAACACGGTAGCGGGTACTTATATCTACTCTATGACTGGTGCTGGGCAGAAGTTCCAAGTCATGGACGCAATCAATACGACTGCCAATGTTGGACTGCGGAACATCTCGTTTGTGGAGATGAATCGTCTTCAGAATTTCAGCACTCCGGTTTCTGGCATCCCAGAGGCTTATGCTTTTGATGGTGTAGATGGCAGCGGAGATACAAAGGTTGTTCTGTGGGGTCGTCCTGACAATGTGTACACAATTCAGTTTTCCTTGACTGTACCTCAAGCCACGTTGTCGTCTAATAGCACTTCTGTGCTTGTGCCTGATGTCTTGGTTGTACAGAATGCCTACGCTCGTGCTCTGGTGGAGCGCGGGGAAGACGGTGGTTTAGCTTCATCTGAGGCGTACCAGCTTTATAGAGCCATGCTATCAGATTACATTGCTCTTGAGGGCACTCGTTACCCTGAGAATCAGGAATTTGTTGCTGTATGAGTGAAGTCCTTCAAATTGCCAGTGTTTCAGCCCCAGGCTTTTATGGGTTGAACACTCAGGACTCGCCTCTTGATCTGGCGGCTGGCTTTGCTTTGGTTGCAACAAATGCTGTTATCGACCAGTACGGGCGAATTGGATCTCGCAAAGGTTGGACTAGGGTTAACTCCTCGTCTGGCAATCTTGGAGCCAATCCTGTTGGCGTAATCCATGAGTTGGTGCAGTCTGATGGCACACTCACGGTGTTATTTGCTGGCAACAATAAGTTGTTCAAGTTAGATGGCTCTAATGCTGTTGTAGAGCTTACTTACGGCGGTGGTGGTAGTGCCCCTACTATCTCGGCAAACAACTGGTCTTGCGCCTCTCTGAACGGTATTACTTACTTCTTCCAGACGGGCCATGATCCGTTGATTTACGATCCGGCAGTTAGTACGACTACTTATCGTCGGGTCAGCGAAAAGACTGGATATGTGGCAACGGTTCCAAATGCTAATATTGCTATCTCGGCGTTTGGTCGCCTCTGGGTAGCCAATACATCTACTGTCAAGAACACGGTCTACTTCTCAGACCTTCTGGCAGGCCATGTTTGGTCTACTGGTACAGCAGGATCGTTGAACGTGGATCGTATATGGCCAAATGGGCCTGACGAGATCACTGGGCTTGCTGCACACAATGGCTTCCTGATTATCTTTGGCAAGCGTCAGATCCTTGTCTATCAGGATGCTACTACCCCGGCAACTATGTCTTTAAGTGACACGGTTGGTGGAATTGGGTGCATTGCCAGGGATTCGATCCAGACCACCGGCAAGGATGTGTTGTTTTTAAGCAACTCTGGATTGCGGTCTTTTGCCAGAACGATTATTGAGAAGTCTGCGCCTCTTGGTGACTTGTCCAAGAATGTCAGGAATGACCTAATGGACATTGTGGCTGGCGAGACTTTCGCAAACATCAAGTCTGTCTACTCTGAAAAAGAGGCGTTTTATTTGCTCACGCTGCCGTCCGTGGACGAGGTGTATTGCTTTGATACACGGGGCCAGCTTCAAGATGGTTCTTTTAGGGTGACAGTTTGGGACTCTATTGAGCCGACTGCGCTGTTGTCCCGCAGAAATGGTGATGTGCTGATTGGCAAGACAGGCTATATCGGCAAGTACACAGGCTATCAAGATGATGGCTCATCGTACAGGATGTTGTACTACACCAATCACTCAGACCTTGGCAATGCAAATGTTACTTCTATTCTGAAGAGGCTCAAGACTACTGTCATTGGTGGCACGAACCAATTTGTGACCATGAAGTGGGGCTTTGATCTGATTACAAACTATCAGTCTGCTAATGCTCAAATTCCAACTCAAGGCATTTCTGAGTATGGTATTGCTGAATACGGAGCAAACGGTTCGCCGGTTGCATACTATTCAGAAGGCGTATTGATCCAGACACTTTCTGTTCCAGCAACTGGTAGTGGAAAGATCGTTCAGACTGGCTATGAGTCAGACATCAACGGATCTCCTCTTTCGATCCAGCGCATTGAGATTCAGTACAAAGATGGGAAACTATCATGAGTAACTACACCAAGAGCACCAACTTTGCCACTAAAGATGCGCTTGCATCTGGCAATCCTTTGAAGATTGTCAAGGGCACTGAGATTGACACTGAATTCAACAACATTGCTACTGCCGTTGCCACCAAGGCAGATCTTGCCTCTCCTACGTTTACTGGGACTCCATCGCTTCCAACTGGTACTACTGGCATAACTCAGAGCTTTGGCAACAACACAACTGCTCTGGCAACGACTGCCTTTGTGCAAGCTGCAATGGCCGCACTGCATCCAGTTGGATCTATTTACATCAACGCTACTAACTCTACCAACCCCGGTACTTTGCTTGGGTTTGGCACTTGGGTTGCATTTGGCGCTGGTCGTGTCCCTGTTGGTTTTGACTCTGGCAATGCACTTTTTGACACAGCAGAAGAAACTGGTGGATCGGCAGATGCTATTGCTGTAAGCCACACACATACAGCCACAACAACAATAACAGACTCTGGACACTCACATACCGCGCAAGTACCCAACGAATTTGCAATAGGAACGGTTGTTGCAAGCGGTTTGACATCTAGCGATGGATTGAATTCTTTCGGTAAAAATGTGCTGACCAGTACCAGTACAACGGGAATTACTGCTTCAACGACAGTGGCCTCTGCTGGCTCTTCTGGCACCAATGCTAACTACCAGCCCTACATAACTGTGTATATGTGGAAAAGGACGGCATGAAAACGCCTGTTGTCATTAGGAACGAGTATGTAATGTACCTAGAATTCTTTGACAACTTGCTATGGTTTCATACGGATGTGTTCAAGTGGACATCAAGCGTCAAGAAGCGGTTTCTGAAAGACATGAGGACACTGGTTGGATTGATTGGGATGCCTCTGTTGTCGTTGATTGAGGTTACAAACGAGAAGTTGACAAAGTTTGCCGAGGCGATTGGAATGGATCGTGAACAAGCGATTACAACAAACACTGGTGAGCAGGCATTTATTTATTGCTGGAGATAGATCATGGGTTCTTTAGTTAAATCAATTGTTCCTGCTATTGGGAGCTTTTTTGGTGGCCCAGTTGGTGGTGCAATCGGGTCTATTGCTGGTGGCTTGTTGCAGGGGCGCTCTGCTGAACGAGCGGCGCAGACATATGCTGGTGCATTGCAGGGAACTGGACAAGCATCTGCTGAAGAAGCGCGTTTCCGTCCAATAGGCATCACAACCCGATTTGGCCGCTCAATGTTTGATTACGGCCCTGAAGGTCGTGTTACTGGCGCTGGCTACGAGGTGTCTCCTGAGCTAAGGGCTTATCAAGATCGATTGATGGGCCTGACGGGCATGGGTTTGACCCAGGCAGAAGCTGCTCCTGGCTTGTATCAGCCATTGATGGCCGCAGCCCCAGGCTTGTTTGGTTTGGGCGCTCAGTACCTTGCAGAGTCTCCGCAACAGGCTGCACAGCAGTACATGGCGCGTCAGCAAGAACTGTTGGCTCCTAGCCGCGAGAGGCAATTGGCACAACTTCAGAATCGCCTGTTCCAGACCGGCACTGAAGGGCTGGCTGTTGGCGCTACTGGTGCGCGTCCTAGCGGTGCTGCTGGTCTTGCGGCGGCTAATCCACAGATGGAAGCATATTACAACGCTATCGCACAAGCAGATGCAGCATTGGCAGCAGATGCACAACGGGCTGGCATGGAGCAGACTCGGTTCGGTGCTGGGTTGTTTGGCACTGGCGCTGACTTGCTTAGTTCAGCTTATCGCGGTCAGATTGGCGCACTGGCTCCGTTTGAGACGTATCTGAGTCAGGCAAAGGCTATCGAGGCTCTTGGACAGCAACCTCTTACGTTGGGCATTGACATTGGCGCTCAAGGCAGGAGTCCTGCGGCTGCTCAAGCCATCTTGGCTGGCGGCACAAGTGCCGCAGAAGCACTTAATCGTGCTAATGCCTACAACCCGTTTGCAGATTTCTTGACGATGGGATCTCGCAATCCTGCGCTAATGGGCGCATTGGGTGGTGGTTTTGGTGGCGCTCAGGCTGCATTCTCTAGAACTGGTCTTGGTAGCTCTGGATTTGGTACTGGCCTAGCTTATGGCAATCAAGACTACGGGTTGTTCATCTAAGGACTAATCATGGCAGACATTGTTCAATCCCTATTCGGCCTTACTCCAGAGGCATATCAACAGCAACAAGCCGCACAAGCGGACAGGATGGCGCTTGAGTATGCAAGGCTAGACCCATTACAAAGCGCACGTTTTGCCATTGGTCGTGGTGCATATCAGCTTGCTGGCGCTCTTGGCGGAGCATTGGGCGGACAAGATCCTATGCTGCAACTGATCTCTAATCGTCAAGCTATTGCTAGAGAAACTGATCCTACAGATATCAAAAGCATTGAGGCTGGCATTCAAAGACTCCGTGATGCCAATGATCCAGTTGGGGCAATGCAACTGACGCAAGTGCTTCAAGAACGTCTGAAAAGCACTGCTGAGATTGGAAGGCTTGAGGCTGCTGCTCAGGCATCTAGGGCACAAGCTGCTCGTGAACGAGTGCAACAAACACCAGCAGAAATTGCAAAAGCAGACGAAGTTGCACGTTTGACAGTTGCGCTACAAACTCCTGGGCTAACAGATTTGGAGAGAATGAGTCTGGAGGCAAAACTTGAAAGTCTTAGGTCAACAAAAGAAGCCAAAGAATCTCCACAAATACAACTTGCATCGGCTATCGAAGGCGCTCAAGAAGCTGTTGATATGCTCACAATGCAACCACAAAGCCCAGAGCGAGATGCTGCTTTGCGTAGGGCTACGACTCGTCTTACTGCACTACAACAACAATTGCCACAAAAAGCTGAACAAAAAGGGCCGGCATTTGGTGCAGATAGAGAAGCTGTTTCAGCAGAGATTTACGACAAACCATTTAATGAACTCACACCAACTGAAAGAGCAGTTGTTAATAAACGTGTAGAAGAAGAACAAGGTCGTAGAGCAACAGCTTCTGCTCCCAAAATTATTATGCCTGGGGAGAGAGTAGGGCCTAAAGATTGGATGCAGTTTGAAAAGTTCGTTGGAGATGATCCGACATTAAAACGCACCAATGAATTGTTGGCTGTTGCTCCAAATGCAATTCAAACTATTAGCAGGATCACCAGTAATGATGTAGCGGCAAGGGCGCTTCCTGCAACACTTGCAAGACTAGTTGGCGAAACTGGCCCATTAGCTATTAAAGATATTGAACGATTTGCTAGAACAGGCGGTCTAGATGATCGACTTGCTCAAGCTGCCACTGAATTTATTTCTGGTCGCGGCACAAATCGACAAAAAGATCAGGCAATGCAATTCTTATCTGCTGTCTATCGTGGAGCATTGCTTGAAAAGAAGCAGTTCTATATGGATCAAGCAGAACGCTTGGGCTATGACAAGAGTCCTGAATATACTAAAACCATACAACAAATTGACAGGGAACTTGCTAAATTCCGCGAAATTAAGCCGCCAGTTGCAACGCCTGCTGCACAACCATCAACCACAACTGCGCCAGCTGGTAAAACTGGCAATCCTTTGATTGATAAATACCTATCTCCGGGAAGTTAAAAATGGCCGCAACTTATGAGCAAGTTATGGAAGCCCTGAAACGGGCTGATGCTGCTGGCAATGTTGAGGATGCCAAACAACTTGCTGCTATGGCAGTCCAAATGCGACCTAGTAGTGCATCTGCTGCTGTTTTAGAGCGCGCTCCTCGGCCAGCAACAGGGATGGGTGAATTTTTAACAGAGTCTGCGCGGCGTGGTGTAACACGCACTCCAGCGGCTTTGACTGCTGGATCTGCTGCTGCGACTGGAACTTTTGCTGGAGCATTTCCCGCTCAACCAGAATTAGAACAAGTTACCACACAAAATGTCCAAAGACTGTTTGGTGTCCAGCCAGAGATTCGACCTACAACGGGCATACAAAGATATCTTGGTGCATTTGTTGAGGGCGCTTTAGATCCAGCGTCACTTATTGGTGGCAGAGGATTGCTTGGTCTTGGCACACAAGCGGTTGCTGGAGGTGTTGCTAGCGTTGGTGGAGAGTTCGGCGGTGAAATTGGAGGTCAAGTAGGTGGGTTGCCTGGGCAGATATTTGGTGGCGTTACATTGGCTTTGCTTAGTGGCGCTGGAGCAATGAAAGCTACAGAGTCTGTTATACGAAAGGCACAAGGCATTAAAGATCTAGATGTTGCTGATCTTGCAAATGTAGAAGGTCTTTCTCGTGCAAAGGATTTGATAGGTAAAGCTATCGAAGCTGATCCCAACTTGATGGCTCGTATTACGGCTATCAATGATCGTCTTAAATTTGTCACTGGAGCAGATCAACCTGCTGGAGTCACGGCACTTGATAGCCCTGCTTTGAGAGCTAAACTTGAAAATCTTGCTAAGACAGATTTGAAGTTTAGGGCTGATGTTCAAAAGCTCTATACAGATTTGCAAACCGCGACAAGGGCCAAGGCTGCTGAACTGTATCCTGCTTCTGGTATTGAAATGCCTTCTGCTACTGCAAAAGCGCAAGAGGTAACAGTAGACTTCAATAAACGAGTTGATGCTATCAACAATCAATTGAAAGGATTGACGAGCAGCATTAATTTGTCTGGTGATGTAACTCCAATTAATCTTGGCACATCAATACAAAACCTTGTTGTTGCTAGGGAAAAGGCCGCACGAGCAGCTTTGTCTCCAGAGTATGAAGCTGTTTTGCAACAAGCATCCAGTCAAGGTGCAATGTTGCCAGCACAACAAACACAAAACTTGCTGGATACAGCATTCGATCTTTTTCAAAAAGATCCGTGGGCACGACAGTCTGGTTTGTTGCAACTGGTTGAACAGCAATCAAATAAATTTAAGGCATTGCGTCGATCTGTTGAAGGCGTAGAAACTGGAACAACACTTCCAGCAACATTGGCTCCAGACTTGCGGATTGGCCTTGACATTACCAGTCTTGATTCGCTAAAACGCAGGGTTGCTGACGATATTCGTCGTATTAAAGATCCACAAAGACAGGATAAGTTGCGCGTTCTTCAGCAGCGCGTAGATGAGGCTTTAGATCAGGTTCAAAGTACAAGCGGAGGCATTAATGTCAATTTGCGTGGCACTCAAACCACGTTTGGCGATGCAATAACTCAACTTGATAGAGATTATTACAACAAGGTTGGGATTCCATTCCGAGATGCAGAGGCTGTTCAACGGATCAATTCTCAAGAATATGCTGAAAAAATAGCTCCGCAAATTGCATCATCTCCTACTGCACTGACGCAGTTCTTGCGCGTGTCTGGTGATGAGGGTTTGCAACTAGCAGAAAAAGCTGTTATGTCTAGACTGTATAACCAGTCTTTGGGCAAAGATGGTTTGGTAGATCCAGCCAAACTTGAAAATCTGCTTTCCAAAACCAGTATCAACGGTGGCTATAGCGACATTGTGTCTAGTCTTCCTGGGTTGCAGCAAAGGTTGCAAGATACTGTTACAAGGTCGCAAGCACTTGGCGCTGAAAGAATAGCAATTGATGATGCTGCTAGGGCAGAACAAACTCGCATTGGACAGAGTTTTCTAAGAGACTATGACGCTGGTGGAACAGATGCTGTCATCTCTAAGATGCTTGGGGCCACTGGTCGAGGATACCGTAATCGCTTCTTTACGGACTTGAATAAACTCAGTCCTGATGAGAAAGTCAATGTCCAGATGGCTGTTAGGAATCAACTTGTAACCACGATGTTAGATTCTAAAGATCCATTTGGATTCTTAGAGAAAAACAAAGATGCGTTCACACAAGTCTTTGGAAAAGATCATGTCAACAATCTTACGGCATTGGCTGATACAGCGCGATTGGCAAAAAAGGTAGATATTAACAAGTTACCAATTAATGATGCTGCTGTTGCTGAAGAGTCTGCATTGAGGCGTTTTATTGGAGGCCTTGCGCCGCAGCAAATCAGCAATATCTTGGTTAACGGCATTTATAGCAACTTACAAAAGGGTTACCGTATCCTTGGTTTGTTGGGCCAATCACAAATTGATGAGGCCACTCGACAAGCTCATGTAAAGTTGTTCATGGATCCTGCTGGAGTCAAGGCAATTAATGAAGCTAGTACTCGTCTGATATCTAAGGATGGTAAAGAAGTTGATTTTCGTAAAGCAATTGACCCAAATGACTTGGCTAAATTGGCTAATCTGTTTGGATTGAATGTCGCTAGAACTGGTTATGTTGGTGGAGCTACCGCTGTCTCTCCGAGTGGCACAATGGAAATTCAACAAGAACCATATTTCATGTTTGAAGGGCAGTAACCAATGCTATCTCTCATCTCTACCCTTGGTGGCCTGTTGATTTCGGGCCTTCCTAAGCTGCTGGACTACTTCCAAAACAAGGCAGATCAGAAGCACGAACTGGCGCTTGCCAAGATCCAGACGGAGCGAGAGTTGCAGTTGGCGGCTCAAGGCTTTGCTGCACAGCAGAAGATTGAGGAAATCCGTACCGATCAGGTCATGATGCAGACCGAGGCCCAGATGA